GCTCAAGACGTTGCGGCATTCCACAACATCGATGCTGAAGCTGAATTAACAGCTTTATTATCTGAGCAAGTTGCAGCAGAAATCGACAGAGAAATCTTGAGAGATCTTAGAAAAGGTGCATCTTGGAACTTAAGATGGAACTACAACGGATGGAAGCAATTAGGAAACAATGCAGTTCCTTACACTCAAAAAGACTGGAACCAAACATTAATCACTAAGATTAATCAAATTTCAGCTCAAATCCACAAAACTACTTTAAGAGGTGGTGCTAACTGGATTGTTGTATCTTCTGAAGTTTCAGCAGTATTCGATGACTTGGAATATTTCCACGTATCATCTGCTAACCCTGAGCAAGACCAATACAACATGGGTATCGAGAAAATCGGTTCATTAGCAGGTCGTTATCAAGTTTACCGTGACCCTTACTTACCAGCTGGTAAAGTTATCATCGGTCACAAAGGTAAATCATTGTTGGACGCTGGTTACATTTACGCACCATACGTTCCATTACAATTGACACCTACAATGTACAATCCATTCAACTTTACACCAATCAAAGGTATCATGACAAGATACGCTAAGAAAATGGTTAACAACCGTTACTTTGGTGTGATTAACGTTGGTGGTTTGACTACATTCAGTCTTGACACCTTGAGATAATCATTTCAATCTCATAATAGAAAGGGGGACATTAGTCCCCCTTTTTTATTGCCAAATATTTTAATTATATTTGTATTCTATGGGTAAAATGACTAAAAAACAAATTGCTAATAGTTTAAAATCAGACGAACCAATTGATTATAATAAATTACGATTAGATGTTTTAAAGAATTTAGTTGAGTCCCGAAACATCGAATGTAAACAAACCAAAGAAGAAATGGTAAAGTATCTTGTTATGGACGACAATGACAAGTATATTAGACCTATAATCTACACAAAACACGCAGATGGTTATATGGTTGGAATAGATTTAAGAGACTCCAACAATTTAATCGAAATGGGTAAATTGGTTGAAAAAAATATCGCATATCGAATGAACCTTTATTCTAATGACAGAATACACTATATTTCTAAACAAAAACTATTATGAATTGGACCGAATATTTCTTAAACATCGCCGAACAAGTAAAACTAAAATCAAAAGATAAATCTACACAGATTGGCGCCGTAATTGTTGGTGTTGATAATGAGGTACTTTCTACGGGTTACAATTCATTTCCGAGAGGATTGGATGATACCATAGAAGAACGTCAGGAAAGACCTGAGAAATATTTTTGGTTTGAACACGCTGAACGTAATGCAATCTATAATGCGGCACGTATTGGTGTGTCTCTTAAAAATTCCACAATATATCTAACTTCGGGATTACCTTGTATGGATTGTGCAAGAGGTATTGTTAATTCGGGGATTAAGGTGGTTTGGTGTAAAACCGAGTGTACCACTAAAAACAAAGAGAAATGGGTGGAATCACAGATGAAAAGTCAACAACTTCTCAATGAGTGTGGTGTTCAGGTGTATTATTATTAAGTTTTTTAACTTTAACAATTAAGTCACCTGTTCCTTTAATAATTCTGTGATAAGTACCCTCATGTATGAAAATGGGGGTATTTTTTTTAATTTGTATGGGTAATTCATCATCCATTTGAAACATCCAATCAGTGTCATGTTCACAAATAACAATCCTATCTTCTTCGTCAAAATGCCACTTCAATTCCATCTCAGTTAAATCTGAGGTGAATGTTCTAACATGAAATCCTTCTTTTAATTCTTCTTTGAATGGGAAATCCATTACCAAGGGTTTGATGATTTGATACCAAGAGCTTTTCTATATCTTGAGATGTTACAACTCCAATATCCAGCAGTTGTTCTGTCTTTCTTTTGGTCACATTTGTGACGAGCTCTAAATGACTTCGCTGCCGCCCTATTATTGTTCCTAACTCTAAGATTTGGGTCACCGAAAGTTACTTTAACAACATTTCCACTACTATTTTTAACATAAACCGCGAATTTTTTAGGACCACCTGATGTTCTAAATGGTTTATTTAATTTTACATTTTTACCTCTGTGTTTAGCTTCAACAAGATACTCTTCTTCATTTAATATGAATGGAATGTCTAAGTAAACTTCTTCACCTTCATAGATACCTGTTAACCCAATGTCTGTTTTAATTAAATCTAAGTCTTCACCGTCAAGTATAAGAACTCCTTTGTTGTATAAATCTCTTGACTCGTTGAATAGATTAAAAAAGTTTTCAGAATAAACTCGATATATGTTTTCAATTAATGGTTTTTCTTTTTCAATATGATATTGTAATCCCTCACTTAGTAAGTTTTTTGATTCCGATACTATCCATAATTTAGGTGGATTATAGGTATCGATTATTTCATCTACATTTATTGTTATATTGTTAATCATATTCTCATCAAATCTTGTAAATGTTGGTATATTTCCTGTACCGGGTTTTGGGTCTTTTTTCTCTGCCCTTCTTTTTTGAGAAACCATGGATTTCTTTTCTTTTTTACTATATGAAGATGCAATTTTTGGTGTGTCTTTGGAAACCTTTTTTAGTGGTCTACATTTTGGATAACCTTTTCTACTCTTATCACCGTCCGCGGATTTTCTGCCACATGGAGGATGTTTACCATCTATTTTACGAGAAACATCAACCCATTTTTCTTTGAACCATCTAGCGAGGTCTTCTTTCAAGACTTCACCTGATTCAATACACTCCGTAACATACATTAAGTCTTCTTCACTTATGTGAATTTTTGTAAGGTAAATTTCAGAATTATCATGACCACATTTGTGACATGAGTATGGGTCATCACCACCATCAGATAGTAACCATCCCCACTCACAATTTTCACAAATTATTTTCTTATCCATTATTTTTTACCACTACAATATGAACCCGAACATTTTTTTGTTCCATCAAGACCTTTTATTTTACCTTTACAGACTTGTACAGCATATCCATTGGCATAAGCGCTTGGGTAAACTTTGAATTTTGATTTAGATGCAGAGACACCTCTAGCACACAATTTATTAGATTTGGCCTCGTTTATTGATTCTTTTGTGGTGTTCATCATAAAATCAAAAACTTGGTCGACATTTTCTTTAGCCACCGCTATGTGGTCATCTGCCCAATCGTGTCCATTTTGTATAATAGATTCAACGACTGAGGGGTCTAATTCCAATAACATTTGACATTGTCTATGTAACTGTTTTAAGTTACTAAAGAACATATAATTTTCAGTAACTTTTTCATCTTTGTAGTTACTTAATTGCATTTTGATAATTCCGTCTAAGTTGTCCATAATATTAAATATTTTTATTTTTCTGATAATATTTCAAATTTGATGTAATCATTATAAAATATCTCTTCAGTGTACGTTTTAGCTTTAAATTCAATAAAGTACTCTCTTGGTATTAAATAAGAAGTGTCTAAGTAGAATGAATTTTCATTGGTTACATCGGTTTTAGTCCAATCATAGACTATTACATTTGTTTTACCTTCTTTTATGAAAATTCTATAATAGACATCGTCGAATAATATAGTTCTTGATTGTTCGATTGATTTTAAATAAAGTACAATCTTTTTCAATTCACCTCTGATAATTTTTTCATTTTGTTTTATACCGGAGAATTGAATCTTATAGTTTTGTGTTTCTGTTGGGTTTGTACCAATACTATAACCCGATGTGAACGGTTTGGGTACAAATTTCTGAGTCACATTACTTATTGATATTCCATCCAAGGATAAACCTTTCCATCTATCATAGAAGAATCTTTTACCGTCACATAACTGACCTGTCAAACCAAATCTAACTTTATACACACCTTTTTTAACTCTTGTGGTGGTTAGACCCGTTAAACCCGAAATTGCAACACTACTTGAGTTTAAAATATCAACCGTAGGGTTACTATCTAAATTATAAAAATTGGAACCTTTAGTAACGTATAGGTATAGATTATTATATCTTTCTTCAATGAAATTATGTCTATTGTCATCTATTCTATCATCAAATACCGATTCAACAAATGGTTCAAAAAAAGTTTGTGTGTATTTTGAGAAGAACGCAACTGATTGTTGTGTCTCTCCGGTGGTTATCGACTCGAATGCAGATGTGAATGCCAAACCTAATCCATGGTCGGTGTTACCTGAAACAATAACACCGTTAACGTAGTTAGTGATGTTTACATCAATATCTTCATTACCATTGTCAAAATGTATTGTTTGTAATATTGTGGCACCTGTGTAAATTCCCGGATTCGTCCAACCTGAAGTCGTTGTTCTATCGTACCAGTTTGATGCTCGAGTATCGTATATTTTATTACCCAAACTATCATCGTAAGAGGTGAACTCGTAATCATAACCTACACCCTCATCCCATGATTGTGGTACGGTAAAAAGAATTAAATCGAATGATGTTGCACGGTATTTTCCGTTAGATTTACTGTCTCCTATCAATTTAGGGTCCCCGATTACCGTATTGGTCATTTTTAAATGATGTGTTGCTCCTGATGTAATTACCAAATCACCATTATTTACCTTACTTTGTAAATCACTAAAATCAACTTTAAAGATAAATCTTGAATATCCATCACCATAAAAGATTTCTGTTGTTGGGTTTTTTGCAGTGTTAACTCTACTATTTTCAATGATAGTGTTATTTTTAGAGAAATATGAGCGATAGTATGACATTACCTTTTATAATATAAATATCATTTTAGTTGATTTTAATGGACTTGTTTATCAATTCTTCCCTTAATTTATTATAAAGTAATTCTAGTTTAGTGTGATTTGGGTCCGATTTTACATATGGCTCGTTGATATTATGTACGTGACCAAAAAATGTATTGTACAAAGCGTCAATAAAATCCAATAGAATTTCCCCCCTAACTAACGAATAAGTGTTGGGGTCGATTTTTTCAATATAATCAGACTGTTCATATTCGTATGTGTTAAGTGTAGGGAAATCAATTTTTTTATCGGTAAAATTGGTTTCAGTTGATAATAAGTAGATTTTATCCGCGGTGACGTTTCCAAAAGTTTGTTCAACAGATGAGGTATCGGTTTTTAATACCTTTACCGTTTTTTCTACTTGTCTCGTATTTGGGTTCACTTTATCTTTACTGTACACTAAACTAGATTTGGATGTTGAACCCGGTAATTTCACATTGTTGAATATTTTTAATCTATTTTCAGCTTCGGTTGTGGTTACAGTTCTATTTTGAAATTCATCTGTTGGTCTAAAGAAAAATGGATAGATATTTGAATCACTTTGAGTGACAATTAAATCCGTCAAAATTTTAAAAGATACCGTACCACTAAATCCATTACTCTGTATTGTACTTAATTTATTTCTAATTTCTTGATAAATTAATTGAATCTTTTTTGTTAATGTTGCACCACTATAATCTGTGATTGAATTTAACTCACTTCTAAAAGTGTACGTATTGCCTGATTCGGTCAAAAAAACTGTTTCACCTGATATGGTTTGAGTTGATTCAGTAAAATTACTTGAATTATATTTTTTTGATACGTTTGGTTTTATTTGGTAAACATAAAAATTAACATAATTTGGGTTGGATAAGTCATTAACATCATATTCAATTATGAATTTAAGATTTGAGTTTTCTGTAATCTCTTCTATTTTTGTTTCATCAACGATGAATTGTTTTGGTCCGAATTTCTTTAAATGTAGTTTTGCAACTTTATTTGATGCAATTGGGAAACCTTTGATTAGAAGTTCTTTATTTTGATTACTTGTAATGTCTTTTTGTACGAGTTTACCACCTCTTAATACTAAACCATCTTGTGTAAAGATGGCATCAGAACCATACTTACCATTAATAGAATAATCTTTGTATTTAGATAGTGTGTCCTTACAATTTTCAGGTAAAGTCCCTTGTTCATTTTTTATGATATCGGCTTTATCTTCAACCGACACACCGTAAGATGTTTGAGATATTTGTGTGTTAAATACTTGTGAATTAAAATCGTATCTAGTTGAAAACGGGCCCGCAATATATTCTTGGTTAACGGTTGTTTTTTTAGTGTCATAACGTATTATTTTTACCGCCTGTTTTTCTTCAGGAATAAAATTTATATTGTTTGGTAAAAATGGTGATGCGATAAATGGGTCGTCTTTACTCCACTTTTCTATACCTTCTTTTATATTCGACTTACCACCAACATAATCATCGTAATCTATTACTCTAATTCTTCCTAATCCTTTAGGGTCATTGTTTTCGGTACATACACCAATATCAACTATTTTCATTACATTTTTCTATTTTCAATTTCAGTGATTATTACTTGATGTAAATTTTCAATTGACTCTAATTTACGTGTCAATTCAATTATGTGTAACTTAAGTTCTTCGTGTTGTTTAAACAAAAAATTCTCAGCATCAAATAAATCTTTATTTGATTTGTCCTTAGCGTTTTCTACAATGTTTTTAAGTTTTTCTATTTCCATTTTAAAATTCTTTTCCTACACCAGAAATTAAACCCGGTGGAATAACCGCACCACCCGCGAGTGGTGGACCTGGTAAAACACCACCTTTTAGAACAATTTTTACAAAAGAGTTTGCATCTTTTTCTTCAGTATGTCCATCTATAATGGATTTAACTAAATCACCTATTTTATTACTTTCACCATACAAGGGTCCTGTTGGTACACCTGATGCTTCTAATTTATTCATTATGTTCATAAACGCCCTGTCTTGACTAAATCCCGGAAGAGACTCGGAAAATAGTAACAATATTGAGGGGACTGTTATTGGTGCTTTTTGGGAAAGTGCTGCATTAATTGTTGACAAAATTGTTTGAAATAAATCGTAACAATTATTTATTTCATTTTGTAATAATTTTTTTAATAAAACTATCAATGAAGTAATGATTAATAGATATCTTTTATATTTGTTTTTGATGATTCTTTGTACAATTGTTTGTATAAATGATAAAAGGTCAGTTTTAATTAATTTCCAAAACTCTCTTATGAATAACCAAAATAAATCTTTTATAATATTACCTAACGCCTTATAAAATTTCTTAGCCAATTCTTTACTGTTCAAGTAGATATTGGTTAATCCCGTTTTAAATATTTTATACAGAATTATTATTGGTAAAAATATTTTGGCGGACAATATAGACATCACCAAAGCTTTTGGTAAGTTTATAATAAAGTTGTTTATTAAATTATTCAAGAATGCACTAAGGTCAAATGATGAATCTGATTTTGATAATGCATCTTTAGATACACTTTCTAAAACATCATCAACCGCCTGTTCAATATTTTTATTGTTTGTTAAATAGATGAAATCTTCGATGTGCATATCGTCCACAGGAACTTCAAAATTGTAACAATCTTTAAATCTCAATACTCTTCTAAATCTATTTTGTTCGTCATCTAAATCAATACCTTCTACATCGTCAAAATCAAAGTAAAACTCAATGTCTTGGTCGTTTTCACTAAACATATCAACAGGAGTTTGGTTCTTCAACTCATCTTTCTGGGTACTTGAACCGCAAACTTTAAATAGCTTATCAATAAGTCTTAGTGATTTGTTTAATGACACCGTAAACTTACTCGATTCACTACAACTTGACCCACCTTGTATTGTTAACATCATAGATGTTTTTATAATTTCCTCGATATCAGGAAATTCTAAAGATTCATAATAATCTTGGATAAAATCTTGAACTTTAGTTGCACCTGTAGTTCCTTGAGTTAAACCAGTAATTAAGAATTGTTGTGTCGATGCACTCCATTGAGACGTAAACAGGTTTTTACCATTATTAGATGAATAGGTGTATAATCCACCTGATGACATTAAATCATATAATTTTCTATTGGCCTTTTGTTTATTCTTATCGGGTGATTTCTTTTCATAGATTAAATTACCACAATCAGAATCGGGGTCAATGGTGAATATGTCTAAAAAATCAAATTCGTCTGGTTTTAAAGTGATAGAATCGATATTGAATACTGATTGACTACCACAAATACCATCACCCATAAAAAGAGCTTCGGAAAAATGTTTTACTGCAATTTGTTTTGCGGATTTTAAAGTGGTTTTTGCAGAAGACACCGCATACCTTTTTATTTTTCCCTTCACAAGATTTTTATCTACGTTTACGGGAACACTGTCTTTTTGTGTTGCGGTTGTATCTTTTTTTGTTTTTTTATTGCTGGTAATGAATTGTTCAGCAACGTCCAATAAATCTTTGAAGATGTCTTTATTATTTTCTACTTTAGATTTTAATTTATTTTTTAAATCATCACTTTTTTTAGAAAATAATTCATTTGGGTCAGGTATATTTTTTTGATATGCGTCAGCAATGGAATTCGAAGCCCCCTTTGGGTCGTCGTTAATTTTTTTGATTGCTTCAATCTGTGACTGAAGTTTTTTTTTCGTTTCTTTTGAATTGCTCATTAGTCTCTATATATTCCTGACGATTCACCTTCTGAATCATTCATCAGTTTTTCTAACAAGACTCTATCTTCATCTGTAAGTTGTAGTTTACCACCAGTTGAGTTAGGACCACTTCCTTGAGTTTGTTTTAATAGAGCACTTTGTAACTTAACTAACGAAATCTTTTTTTCAGTACAATCGTTTAGTATTTTTTGTTGTTCTTTAATTACGGGACCAATCACACTCATATCTTCAGCATCCTTCATGAATGTTAACATTTTTTTTGTTATCATGGACGCGGTGTTTTTCTGCTCAACGATATCATTATAAATCTCCTGCATCAATGCTAATGCTGAGTCGGTATCTAACGATATAATGTTTTTCTTTTCCCTCATAACATATAAATAGAGAAATTATTAATTTATGAATCCAATCATGATACCTTCATAAACTTTTTTATATCTTTTTAAAGATATTCGTATTTCCTTAGTTGATAATGAGGTCATCTCACGTAACGATAATAAAATCAAGTTCTTATTGAATTTATTACCCTCACCAACTTGGAAGATTTTTTCAAAGTTGCTAAAGATTTCAATTAATGCGTATCCTAATTTTTGTTCGTTTTCATTTAAATCCTCATCTTCCATAAACGTTTCTAATTCAATTATGAATTTTATGATTACATCTTTATAATCAATATGATATTCGTCTATGGAATAGGAGTGTTCTGTACTCTCCTCTAAATCGGATGAAATGTCATCATACGACACATTCCTATTCATTTCTTTAACATCCTTCTGAATTGCCCCCATCAAGTAATTTTTACAGATGGTTCCGAAATAAGAATAAGCTTTGTGATTTTTTGTATGGTCGAATTTGTTAATCTTAGTCATAAGAAATGACATTGTATCCGCATGTATGTCTACGAATTCAAAGTCTTTTCTATACAATTTATAACGTCGAATTATACTTTCGACCATTATTGTGAGAGGTTCTCTTAAATATTCATTGAATATCTTATTCTTGTCAGTATCGGAGTCGGATTCTAAGTATCTTACAACCGCTTGTTCTTGTTCCTCCCCAAAATAAATTTTTTGGGTTCGTTTACGCGGCATATTTAATTTTCTACATAGTTTATGTCTCTATTATTTTTAAAGAAAAATTCTTTTTTCGCAGTATCCAACCAAAATTTAACTTCTTCGGGAGATAGTCTCATGTCATCGGAATTTTTATAGTTCCAAAATAATGAGTCTTCTCTAAAATTGACGTGTTGATATCCTAATCTTGGAATGGTCATTACAATAACATTATTATGGGTTAATCTCAATAAGAATTCATACCCAAAAGTTAATTTAATGTTTGATTTTAATTTACCATACTCAGTAATAACTGATGTTTTGTACAAACCACCATTGATTTGGAAATTTTGATATTCTAAAAGTGCTTCATTATCTAAAAACCCTTGTTTGTCTGTAAAACCATAAGCCCAAGTTGATTCGTTTGTATAACTTAAAAAGTTACCTTCAACATTGATGTCTTTAACTAAACTTAAAAATGCACTGACTTCAGGATTTTCTCTTCTATAAGAATTTACTAAAGTCAACCAATTTTTATGATATTCATCATCGACTTCTAAAATTGAAAACCATTCGGTTTCACACTTCTCAATTCCTAAGTTTACTTGAGAACAAAAATCATGATTACCGGTGTTTTCGATAATATGATATTCTAAATTTGTCTCGTCAATTTTTATTTTAGAAACGACATTAGATGGACCAACAATAAATAATTTAACATCATTATAGAATTGTTCTACCGAACTAAACGCGTTTTTAAACATTATTTCATATTCCTCATCCCATTTGTGGATTGGTAAAATTATTGATATGTCTTTCATGCTATTTCTTCTTTGTTTTCTTCTTTTATTTTATTTAATGCCTTTTCTATCGCATCAATTCTTTTATTGATGAATGAATCAAAAATATTCAAAATATTATTTTTTGTAATTTCAGTTTCGTATGGTAAAAGAGTATCTTTCATTTTCTGTTTAACATCATCGTTAATTTCAACACCCTCTAACCAAGCGTTTATATACGTACCAAGAATCTCCACAATTTTTGATTCATCGTATGTCCACATCCCGTTCTCACTTAACCAATCAGGTTCATTTTTAGGAATTTTACCAATAATTGGTATACCTGATTTAATTGATTCTAATGGGAAAGTCCCGAAAGTTGAATCTTCGTCAACCCATACCGAAACAACACATTCTCTCAAATTATCGGCAAATTCTTGATAGGACATGTTAACCATATCTCTAAACGTCAACCATCTTAAATGAGGGTATCTAATATAAAATTCTGAGATAATTCTTTTATTTGTTGACCTGTCTTTACACATAATCGCGATGATAGGTTTTGTATTCTTTTCACTAACTTTAAATTCGTCACTAATGATTGGTGGAATTATGTGCACTAAAGACTCGTTAAAAATCTCACCAATATATTTCTTAGAAAACTCGGTGGTTGTAATCACTCTGTCAAATCCATAATCAGACCATCTGCTTCCAATTGGTAATGTCTCAAATATGTATTCTTTTTGTTGAACCAACATAACCTTTACACATCTGATGTTTGCCATGGATTCCAAAACATTTGAATAATATTCAGGTACAACAATTACATCTTCAATTTTAATTTCAACTCGGTCATCCTTAATGGTCACAACATCTAATTCATTATATGTGTCACCTAACCAAGAATTAACACCTGTGTATGTTTTATCTTCAACAAGTAATTTAGCGTTATATCCATTTTGTTTTAGTGTCAGTGCCATATCGTAGATATGTTTAACTGAAGCTCTTGGATTGTTTTTTGTGTCATATACCAAAAAGTATATGTTATTAGTCTTGGTGGTTAGGTTTTCTAAAGCCACCGACAGTTTTTCTATGTTTTCTTTGTTATTCATCTTCTGATATTAATATTTCGTATTTTATTAATGTGTTATATGCAATTTTAAATGATATTGATAAGTTTGATTCACCAAATTCACCTAACGTTTCATCTGATTCTTCAAATTCATTTAACACTCTTTCAATGCAAGTTTTTATTATTTCATATTTGAATATGTTTATCTCTAGCGTTGTGGTTCCGTCTTCGTTTTGGATTTGATTACCCGTTTGACATTTTTGACTGATTCCATCAACATCGATATAATAGTTTTTACCGAAAATTTCAACCATGTTTTATTTATTTCTGATAATTTATTTATTTGTAGTTTATTTGTAAAGTTATTATTGTAAAACGTATTAAATTTTATAACCCTCTTGTGGATGGGACATTGAGAAACAACATTAATATCGTCTGTAATCCACACATCACATTTTTTCCATAATTTTTTTATCTTTTCTGGTGATGAAAAAATTAGATTATCTGCCATAATACCGTTTTTTGATAAGAAGAAAAGTGTTGCGGGTTTCGCTTTACCTTTTTCACTAAGACCAACCAAGGTAATTTTCACATCCTTATTCTCAAAAATAAAACTGTTCAATTCGGTTGCCGCGTGACTGTAACTTAAACCCGCGTGACCATATATTTCGATTGGAAAATCAAAATATAAAAATTTGTTAAACTCGTCGATTGATTGAAATTTATATGTACTTAATAAATTCTCAATAGATATAGGGGTACCATTAACACCATATTCGAATTTTTCCTCTTCGTCTGATTCGGTGTTTAAGAAATAATCTTTATAATGATAATCAAATTTTTGTATGGTGTTTCTTAAAACACCGTCTATACTTACAAATATTTCCATAAAGGAAATATAACTTATAATACTTTATAAGTAAAGTTTAATCGTATCTTTTTAAGATTTGAGTGATTATAGGATTTCTTACAATGTCCTCACTACCAAATTCAAAAACTCCAACATTTTTTAAATCTCCAAGTCTAACTTTTGCATCATATAGACCTGTTTTCGTTTTGTCTTTGAATTTATCTGATTGTTCTAAGTCTCCTGAAATGAAGAATTTAGAATTGAATCCAATACGTGTTAATAGTAGTTTCATTTGAGACGGTGTTGTATTCTGAGCTTCTTCAAACACCAATATTGTATTATCAACATTCCACCCTCTCATGTACGCTAATGCGGCGATTTCAATAAATCCTTCGTCTTTTAATTTTTCTCTAGCATCTTTACCAATTATCTTATTTAAAAGATAATACGATGGGTAGATGTATGGGTCAAGTTTTTCTTCCAAACCGCCAGGTAATGAACCCAACTTTTCTTCTGCTTCAACCGCGGGTCTAACAATAATAATTTTTTCATATTTGTTGTTATCATCCCATAGTAAATCAACCGCCCTTTTCATTGCAATATACGATTTACCAACACCAGCTGGACCAAAACAAAGTGTTATTTCATTATCACCCAATATTCTCCAATACTCTTCTTGATTTTTGGTGAGAAATTTTTCTTTTGGTTGTTTTATAATTTCTCTAATTCTTTGTTTTTTAGCGATTTTCTTATCTTCTATAAGATTGGCGGTTTTTGTTGTTGACTTTCTCAAGTATGTATTTTTATTAATATAATTATTATTTTCCGGTAGAACCAAATCCACCATCACCTCTTTCTGTTTGTGATAACTCATCTACTTCAACGAATGTAATTGAAGGGTATGGGATAATCATAATCTGACCCACTCTGTCTAAGGTATTGTAAATTGAAATATTTTCTCTTTTATTATTTAAAATTGTTTTATATCTAATTTCAATTTCTCCCCTGTACCCACTATCAATAACCCCAACGCTATTTGTTAATAGTAAATCTTTTTTAGAATTACTACTTCTCGGGAAAACTAAACCAACATAACCTTTGGGTATTTCAATTGCAATACCTGTCTTATATGAAATATAATCGTCGGTAAACTCAACATCTACCGCGGTTAAATCCATGGCGGCATCACCCTCTTTTGAATATGAGGGGATGACCGCATTTGGGTTTAATTTTTTTATTTTTACCTCAAATCGATTAACTTGCTCTTCGACTTGATTTTTAATATCATCCCCGAGACTAAATAACAATTTATTTAAGTCCCCCATGATTGATTCGTCGTTAGAATCCTCATTTAGGATTTCTTTTTCTAATTCTTGAAGTCGTTTAATGTACGACTCAATTTCATTTTTGTCCATTTTTTTCTTCTAATATTGATAGTTCAAAACCGACTCTTATTACATTAGACAATGTTCCTGAACGATACTTAGCCATTTTGTCATCCGATTCTTTATCTGAATTCATTATTGATTGGAATTCATCTTCAGAAAGTTTAACACCATTTGTGGTTGCGTAGTAGACCGCTCTTTCACCGGCTTTCATTGAAACTTCTTGTTCCGTGAATTCGTACAACTTACCCAAATTTTTTCTGTGCCATTCACTTGGATTTGGTTTAAACATAAATGTTTTACCAATTTGTGAAAGAAAGATACATTTGAGAATTGATGATGTCTGAACTCTCATTGGTTCGGGTAACAATTCATTTGTTTTAACAGAATACTTGGCCGCCTTAAAACAGTGACTAAGTAATCCACCGGGATAACATCCGTACATGTCTAAGGATGTGGATGCAGGTGCGATGAAGAAATCATCACCTAAAAAATCTAACAATTCATCTGTAAAGATTTTGTATTTTGAGTTTGTCTCAAGAAACTTTTTTTTGTTAGATTCTATTTGTTCTGCGGTTATCATAATTATTTGTTTTTAAAGTACTCAGGAGTGTTTTGTGGGTCAATAATACATTCGATTGGCATTTTAACAATGGCCAAACTTTCTGATGAACGCATGTCACCCGCTCTGTATTTTGAAACAACTAATGTCGCTTCTTCAACTGACTCGGCTTCTACGATGTACTTAACTTTTTGTAATCTTGGATTACCATTTCTGTCTAAATTTTCGGTTTCGTAACCTACTGTAACTAAGTAATGCATGTTTTTTTGTTTTTAAATTATTGATTTGAAAAATTCTGTTCTGTTTTTAGATACCGTAACTAAAGAATATTTGTCTTTTACGGTTTCATAGAGTTTATTACCTAAATCTTCAACCATATTTGGGTTTTCAATAAGTAATTTCATGTATTTCGACCAAAGTTTATGATTTTTATTTTCATGTACTAATAACGCGTTACCATCATCCAACAATTTACCCTCTTTATAAGCGTTTTTTAAATCAATGGTGTATGGCATCGTTTCACTAGCAATGATTGGTTTTTTGTGAAAACCAGATTCAATTATTTTCAATTGTGATTTATATGAATTGAATTCTGAAGGTATCACAGGTGATAAAGATACGTCAAATAAATTATAATTTGCACCATATCTACCAATTGGTTGAGTCCATACCCTTCTATATTTTTTATCACTAACGTCAATTTCAGGTGTTGGTGAGAAATTCATTAAATATGATTTATAGTCTCCATCAACAGTTTTATAGTTATCAGTGAAAATTTGTTCGTATTTGTACCAAACCGTTTCCATTGGTTGGATTGGTCTTGTTTTTCTTTCGTTGGTTTGTGGATTTACTTCAGTGATTGAACCTCTTAAATCATAACCACAAAGAACGAATTGTACGTTATCATATTGATTTGCAATCATTGAGATACCACCTCTAATTTGTTCTAAATCATGTAAGTGTGTTGAACCACCTAACCATCCGAATCTAAGTCTATCAGATTGTGTTGGTTTTGGTTGGAATTGACTTTCATTTGGGTCAATTGCGTTTGGAAATACCAAAACATTTTTTAAATTAAGTTTTTTTCTAAGTCCGTTCGCAAAATGTTCAGTGGTACATGTAACATAGTCTGATTCCTTCATCATGTCCACCTTCTTTTTTGGCAATTCATTTTCTTTGATATGAAAATACATTGGGTGTCTATGGTCAGGAGACCAATGGTCATCAATATCCATAACGGTCTTAATCCCTTGGGATTTTAACCATTTAATTCTTGAAATATTTTCTTCGTGGCTTGTTTGATGGATAAAACTATGGAAAACAACGATGTCATAGTTCTTAAAGAAATTATCATTGTTCTCAACTGATAGTGCGATATCAATATGGAACTCATCTGAGTAATGGTCTCCAATAAATTTATATGGGTCTAATATTCTATATTTACCTACACCATGGGTATCGGGTGGTATTGCTAAAATTCTAATCTTTGACATTCAAATTCTTTCCTTTTTTATAAAGTATAAGAAAAAAATTCGAAAAGTCAAACTTACTTTGATTTATTTACACCCGTAATTTTTCCTTTAAAAACGGAGTCACCCACTTTTAAAACCAAGTTCTCGTTGATGGACATGGTTTGTTGTGCGGTTAATATTTGATTTAACTTGTTGTCCAAAATTTCAACAACAGTCTTTCTTACAATGTTTTCAATTATGGGGGTTAATTGTTTTACTAAATCTGAACTATCTACTGAAGAACCTTTTTGTGGTGACGATTTTTTAGTTGACACACCTTCATTCTCCATTAATTTTTTTGTTTTTTCAACAAAATTTAAATCCAATGAATCCGATAAACTAATTTGAGGTATGGGATTTTCAATCATTGCTCTTTTAATTGCTTCGGGTAATTTAGACTCTTGTATTTTTTGAAAATTGGGTTGTTGTGGTTGTCTTATTGGTGCGGAATTTTCGGTCGACATGAGGTCTTCAGGGTTAGTCCTTAATATATCTTCATTTACATTACCTCTTTCGTAATCACCATTTTCTACTTTATTTAAAATTTTTTTCGCTTGTACTAATCTTTGCATCAAATCGTTTTGTGATAGTACCCCTGTTCCTGTTTTTTCCATATTGATTTTTTTATAAAATAAGTATTTTTAAAAGAAAATTAAAGTCTTGATTCTATTTAATTGTTCTTGTAATTCCACTGTTTCTTCTGATGATGGTTCGACTATTTTGATATTATCTTGTTTTAATAATCTGTCCAAATCAGATTCAGAATCCTTTTCAATTCTTCTTCTTGTTCCCTCACCGGCATTAGTGTTACCACCTAAATCGATTTGTGATTTTTTCCAATCATCCATTTTCTTTTTGTACAAATCGTCAATTGCATTTTTAAAATCGTCAGGACTAATTTGTTTAATATTGTCAACAACTTTGATTTTGGTTTTTAAATCGTTAAACACTTCAATTTCTCTCTTTGGTACTTCAATGGGTGACGCTGATGGTTTTTCTTTTGGTTTTGGTTCGGGTAATTTTTGTTTTTCGGGTTCTTGTTTAGGTACGGGTGTTTTACTTGGTTTTCTCTCTTGCGGTGCTGGTGGTGTAGTTCCCCAATTACTTGTTACGTATGTAGTCGAAAAACTACTATCATCACCTTCTTTGTAACCCGGTCTTTTATTATCAAATTGTTCATCCTCATAGACCTGAATCGAACCTGAGGATATTCTATCTAATAAAAAGGTTCTCCATCCATGTTCGGTAAATCCTTTTTTAGATACCGACGGTGGTTGAACCCATCCTCTAAATGATAAGTTTCCTTTTTTTGTTAGTCCTGACGCAACTAATTCTGTTTTAATTCTTCTTCCTGGTAATACTTCACCTCTTGGACCTCTATAGTCAAAAGAAACGGGCATTCTATTCTTAATAGCATATTCAAGAGTTTTTTGTGTTCCTCTCGAAGGTGCTTCAGATAAAATGTTTGTTAATATTGACTCGAAATTTATCATTAAAAATCGGGATATGTTTTTGTGCTACCGTATTTATTTTTTGCTTTTAAAACAGTTCTTTCGTTAATATCGGTTACGGTACCAACACCTCCTGTATTGTTTTCACCTCGTCCTTTTTCATCACCATCTGACAATGCATTGGGATTACCAGAAGAGTAACCAAAATTGTTGTTATAAATATTTTTAGCAATAAGAGTGGTTCTTTCATTGATATCGGTTAAGGTACCAACACCACCTGAATTGTTTTCACCTCTTCCTCTTTCGTCACCATCTGATAATGCGTTAGGATTACCTGATGAGTATTGAAATGAATTATTGTAGACGTTTTTGGCAACAAGAGTGTTTCTTTCTGTGATATCAGTCTTAGAACCTATATTACCACTTAACTCTCCTTTACCTTTTTCATCACCATCCGAAAGTGCGTTAGCATTTCCACTTCCGTACTGATTGGTTGGTCCATAAATGTTTTTGGATTGTAATGAGGTTCTTTCACCGATATCGGTTTTTGAACCAATACTACCACTTAATTCACCCTTACCTCTTTCGTCACCGTCTGATAATGCACCTGTATTGCTTGAACTATATAAATCCCCGTAGTTGTATTCATTTCTTGATACAAGAAGGTTTCTTTCTCTGTCTCCGATTATTTCTAATTGTGTTGGCATATTAATAACTAATTAATTTTTTTATTTTATCAATCTCTTCGAATAGTTTCATAGATGTTAAAGGTGAAACACTGGTTTTGTGGGAATTACTTTTAACCAAATTTATTGGGACTTTGAAACTAAATCTTTTTGTGTGTGATTTCAAGTGACTGTTTTTTCTCTCACCAGTCATTGATGTTATATCATCCGCCCTTTTTTTGGAGTCTTTCCTATTACTTATTAAATCTCTTTCTCCTTGTAAAAATTGTTTAGCCCATTTTTCCATCAAATCTCCACCGCATAAGTCATATTTAACTTTTTCATTCATTTTATCCATGTTTTGAATATCATGAATTATCCTCTTGAGTTGACCGTATTTTACTTTTTTATCGATTAAAAGTTTTTTAGCTCTTTGAATACCACGCACATTTTCACCATTTAAACCAACTACTGTATGGTTTATCTTATCTAAAATGTCCTGAGGAATATCAAAAATCCTTCCTTTTAATTCTTTATTCATCGGTTTCGTCTTCTGATTTAAGAATGTCAATTACATCCTCAACTGACAAATTATTTTTAACTAAAGTATTTTTTAAAGAAGTGATTTGTCTTTTGATAATTGGATTTAATTCACCCTTAATGTCTTCGGTTTGGTCTTTTTTAACCAAATCCTCTGAGGATGATTTTTTTCTTATGACACTTTCAACGTAATCTTTTACAAATTTTTTTGGGTTTTCTATTAATCTTACTTTATCACCTTTTAAATTTTCATCGTAACCATATGATGATAATCTTTCTTTACTTTCATCATCACCCATACCAAGGTCATCTTCAAAATATTCATATGCACCTTCAATGTCCTCATCTTGACCCAAAGTATTTTTATAACCTAAAGCTTTACTTAAATCAGATTCCGCCCAATATCTTAAAGATGTGTGAGTACCATGAACACCGTGAATACCCATTGACCCAGCTCCAGTGTATACCACTTTGTCAGTCGTTGATTTTGAACCACCTTTACTTGATTTTGTATTTGGTGTTTTTCTTCTAGCGATATTACCTTTTTCGTCAACTATTTCATCTACCTCAGTTTCAACCTTTTCTGGTATTTTTTCAAAGTCGGTATCGTCAGAATATTCTTTAGCCCATTTGGACCATTTGTTTCTTTCTTTCTTTGATGTTGATTTGTCGTTCGCCTTGGCATAAAAGAATCTTTGTTGTTTTTTGGACGCAAAAGTTTCCTCAATAATATTTTTAATGTATTTATCCATGCAAATATCTTTTTTAATATAAATATCAAAAGAAAGGAAAGATATTTATAGAATAGCATGAATAGTCAAAACATACTTAAATTTTGGGGGAGTAAATTAGATTTACAACTCGATTCTTCGGAATATTACGATTACGAAATTTCTAAAACTGAATTAGATTATGATAGTTTGGTTTTGGATTTGGATAATAGTATATCATATACAGGATTGACTATTAACACAACAGGTATGACCGGAACTGATTGTGTAAGGGATACTATATCCCTACTTGAAGTGAATTTAACCTCTTATATAACAGGTTCATTATTTTCAGGTTGGTCTTGGGTTTTACCTTATAGTGGATTTACAACCCAACTACAAAATTCAGATTTAATTTTAGAGAATGATGTTTATGAATACATCGATGGAAGTGGTTATAAACATTATTTTGTTCATAATGCGAACATTTATAATGACCCCGCATCCAATCCAAATTCTCTAAATGTTGCAAATTTTAATGGGATTGGTGCCAAATATCCTTGTGTCACAGAAATTATCAGTGATAATTGTTGTCCTCAAGACCCAATTCCAACCGCAAAACCATGGGCATATCAAATAAATCATGGTGCTGGAACTGATAATTGTTCTTACAAAGTACAGAGAAGAAATGAAAAAGGTTGGACAATTGATTTGGTACTTAATAAAGATGGTTCTGATTGGACAAGTGGAAGGACGATTTATTATTTAGGTGTTAGAAATGAGAGTTCAATATCAAATTACGCAGATAATAATCTATCATTTTCATTCACAAATGATGGTAGAATACAATGGAGAGCAATTAGATATTCAGGTGTTTGTGTGACCGATAGTGGTTATACAGAATCATATTATACTTCATCGGGTCAAACACCTGTATTATGTGTTAGTGGTACGTCAAGAGATTTTAATGTTACAATTACTTTTGAACGAGATAAGTATTATACGGATTGTAATTTAGAAAATGATGGTGGGTGGAATGATTTAATACCGGGAATAAAAACTATTCCATATACCGACACTGTTATCACCGCAGTAACATCAACACAAACAACTATTTATACAACTGCGGAAGAATTAAATAAGAAATGGGCGTTAGAAAGAAATAGAAGATTGGGTACTTTAAAAATTTATTTAAACGGTAGAACAATCTATAAATTAAAAGGATGGGAAGAAGTTATACCATCAACTAGAGGTGACCAACCATTTATACAATCATGGGCTGGTGGTACTCAATATTCAGGTGGAATTCATAATATGGGTACCTCTTGTTTTAATTTTAAAAGAGTCCAATATTATCAAGAACCATTAAACTACGTAAGGGTAAGACATCATTATTTGGTTGATATTAAACCAAATTACGATATAATTGAATGTGTTGAAGATTGTGTGGATAGCATGGTAGGACTTTAAAAATACTAAACAAAATATTATATTTTAAATAAATGGATACTTTAAAAATAGTCTCAACAAATTATACTGGTCAATCGGCGGTTATTACATACTATCCCGATACAGGTGGGACTATTAATTTGGGTACACAAGTTTTACCATACGATTATGTTGCGCCTTATTTTTATGGGACATATTCATTGTTTTTTCCGGCTTTTGGTAGTACATGTACTTTATATGTTATTGAAACGGGACCTTCACCGACACCAACAAGTTCCACAACCCCGTCTACCGTATTATCTTCACCAACACCAAGTATAACACCTTCATTAACACCAAGTAGAACACCTTCGGTAACACCTTCTCTTACCTCGTCGGTCACACCGTCGTTGACATCATCAATTACACCGACAAGTTCCGTTACTCCCTCACTTACACCTACAGTTACACCAACACCAACATTAACACCAACTATAACTCCAACATTAACACCAACTATCACTCCATCCTCAACTCCATTATTAACTCCAATCACATACTTAGCGGTAGGTGGAGGTGGAGGCGGTGGTGGTAACTGGGGAGGTGGAGGTGGTGCTGGACAAGTTGTCACAGGTTCAACCAATTTATCTAAAAATGTTACATATAATATTATAATAGGAAATGGTGGTACAGGTTCAACAGGTACAGGTCAAGGAACCAATGGTGGTACAACGACATTTAGTGGGACAAGTTTATCTGTAACTGCAATAGGTGGTGGCGGTGGGGGTTACAACACAACACCATCAACTGCAACTAATGGTTCTAACGGAGCATCAGGCGGTGGTGGTGGAGGAGGTGGAACTTCAAGGTCAACAGGTGGAACGGGAACTAATGGATTTAACGGAGGTAGTGTAACTGCCGATAGTAACGGTGCAGGTGGTGGAGGTGGTTCATCTCAGGTAGGTACAAATGGTTCATTTCCCGATGCAGGTGGAAATGGTGGTAACGGTACGACATTCAACATCACAGGTTCGGCGGTAGTTTATGCCGGCGGTGGTGGTGGAGGTGGGGCTAATGGTTCGACTTTAGCATCTGGCGGTACCGGTGGTGGAGGTAATGGTGGAAACACTACAAGTGGTGCGGGTGCCAACGCAACAGGATATGGTTCTGGTGGTGGAGGTGGTGCCACAAATAGCGGTAATGGAGGTAATGGTTCTAATGGTGTTGTTATTTTATCCATACCAACAAACCAACTTGGTACATATTCAGGTTCACCGACAGTTACAACAAACGGTATTTACACAATCCTTACATTTACTGGAAATGGTTCATTTACTTCAACATCAACACCCCCAACTCCAACACCAACCACAACAATAACACCAACAATAACACCAACTACAACAATTACACCAACCCCAACCCCAACTCCAAGTCCAACAAGTCCATTTAGTTCTGGTATATTTAAAACAACATATGCGGGATACCATAATGAAAACCCCGCATTTTTCGCAACCGCAACACCAACGGCCTTTGGTTCAAATCCCGCCACATCGGTTCAAACAACTTCAATAACTGAACCATCAAGTGATGACGGGTCTAATTTTAGTTGTCAATGGTTGGGGTATTTTAAGGCAACAACAACAGAAACATATACATTCTTCTTATCAAGTGATGATGGTTCTTATCTTTGGATTGGTGCAAATGCATTATCAGGTTTTACCACCGCTAATTCAAATATAAACAATGGTGGTGCTCATGGACCTCTAGAAGTTTCAAGTACATTTTCATTAACTGCTGGTGTCTTTTATCCAATAAGAATACAATTTGGTGAAATTGGTGGTGGTGATGTTATGACATTTAGTTACTCATCGCCGACCATAACAAAAACAACAAATGTGACAGGTTTAGTTTTTTATAATCCTTCAACAAATGGATTTTAATTAAAATAAAAAGAATAATATTTATAGAATATGGCGAATCTACCAATATCACAATTACCAGAAATAACGGGTTTGACCGCAAGCGTGATATTTTTGTGTTAAATAAAATTTATTAATCAATATGGAATTTTTTATACGACAAGGAGCATCTGACCCAATACTTAAAATGAGGTTAATTGATGATGGTAAAAATGACAAATCCGGATTTAATGATTTGTTAGAAAGTTGTGACATCACATTTGATATGTACGATGCAAAAACGGGTGAACCTGAAATATTAAATTCAGATTGTTTAATAACAACTAGAGATAAAAAATACAATCAAACCACTGACGAGTATTATATAACTCACAGATTTACAGAATCTCAAACATCAAAAATTGGTAAATACGAGGGTAAGATTACCGTACAATTTTTAGATACCAATTTAAATCCAACAACAAAACTGATACTTCCGATAAAGGAAAAATTATTTATTACCATATTTTGATATTTGGTAGTAATTTCGTATACTTGTTATAAGGCAAACTACAACACGGTGTTGTAAGCAAATATGTCAAAACAAAAATATACGATATGTCAGAAGTAATTTCTCAAGAGGTAATCGAGAACTTTTTAAATGGTTGGGACCCCGAAGAATTCATTGTTGGGGTGGAATACGATTATCAACACAACAAAATCTACAAAATTATTCAAGACCCTGTAAGGGGTAAGGTTGTTAAACCTGATTCATTAACTCCATTTCTTTGGGTGGGTGACTTAAGTTCTTGCAATTTTTATCAAGGAAGTAAGTCCTTACAAAAGAAAAAAATGGGGGAGTATGGTATCATAATCGATAAACTTGAAACCCATGGTAACGAAAGACTTGAAAATGGTCAGTGTTATTTGGTTAAAAGTCTAAAGGGTTATCGAGAATTGATTAACTTTTTTAAACAAGGTGGAATAGACCCTTGGGGTGAAAAATTTAGACATTTGTTTACGATACTGTCACCTGTTGAACAATATCTGATTCAAAAGAAAAAAAGATTATTCAAGGGTGTTGACGATTATTCGGGTGTTCATCGTTTTGTATTCGATATTGAAACCACGGGTCTTGAGCCCGAAACCAATGAGATAATTCTTATTGGAGTAAAAGACAATCGTGGTTTACAAAAAACAATTCCAGCTTTTGGTCCTGATGGTGAAAAAAAATGTATTGAACAATTTTTTGAAATCATAAAGGATTTAAAACCAACAATTATTGGTGGTTATAATTCAGCGTCATTTGACTTTCCTTTTATTCTTAAAAGAGCAGAAATTCTTGGTGTTGATATTGAAGAGTGTACCGCGATTCTAACCTCTGATGGTATTAAACAAAAAGAAGGGGTTCTTAAATTAGCAAATGAGGTCGAACCTTATACCCAACATATCATATGGGGACACAATATTGTTGATATTGCACACGCTGTAAGAAGAGCCCAAGCAATTAACTCTGAAATTAAATCGTGGGGTTTGAAGTATATTACACAGTATTTGGAAAAAGAAAAACCAAATCGTGTATATGTTGATGGTGCGTTCATTTCTAAAATTTATTTGGAAAATGATAGTTACTACATCAACCCTAAAACAGGTAAATATAAAAAGATAGGTGAGCCGGGAACGGAAAATCTTTTAGACAAGTATCCCGGTAAGTATGAAATTTGGCCAGGTGAAAGAATTGTAGAACAATATCTTGATGATGACTTGTACGAAACAATGATTGTAGATGATTCCTTCTCTCAATCAACTTTTTTACTTTCTAAATTGGTACCGACAACCTATGAAAGGATTGCAACTATGGGTACTGCGACTCTTTGGAAAATTATCATGTTGGCTTGGTCCTATGAAAATGGATTGGCGATACCAACAAAAGATGAGAAGAGAGCAATTACTGGTGGTTTATCAAGATTGTTAAACGTTGGTTATTCAAAAAACATTGTAAAATTTGACTATGCGTCTCTTTATCCATCAATTCAATTGGTGTACGATGTTTTCCCTGAATGTGATGTTATGGGTGTTCAGAAATCGATGTTAAAGTATTTCCGAAACATTCGTATCAAATATAAAAGACTTGCGGGTGAATTGTCTAAAACAAATCCTATTGAAGCGGAGATGTATGATAGAAAACAATTACCAATTAAGATTTTTATCAACGCGTATTTTGGTTCACTTTCCGCCCCTCAAGTATTTCCGTGGGGAGATATGAATATGGGTGAGACAATCACTTGTACCGGAAGACAATGTCTTCGTATGATGATTATGTTCTTTGAGAAAAAGGGGTATGTACCTTTGGTTATGGATACTGACGGTGTGAACTTTTCAACCCCCGATGATATTGATACTCATGTTTACATCGGTAAAGGTTTAAACGAATTGGTTGAAGAAGGTAAAGAGTACATTGGAATCGAAGCGGACACTGCAGAATTCAATGATACCTTTATGAGAAATGAAATGGGTCTTGATATTGACTATACCGCACCCGCGTGTATTAACGTATCAAGAAAGAACTACATCATTAAACTTCTGAAGAAGGGAAAAGAAAAGATTAAACTAACCGGTAATACTATCAAATCTAAAAAACTACAACAATATGTTGTCGAATTTTTGGATGAGGGTTTGAAACATTTATTAAATGGTGATGGTTTATCTTTCGTTGAACTTTATTATAGATACGTCCAACAAATTTATAATAAACAAATACCATTATCTAAGATGGCGAATAAGTCTCGTGTAAAACAATCTGTAGAAGACTATAAAAAACACATCAAAAAGACCACAAAAGCAGGTTCTTTAATGTCTCGACAAGCTCACATGGAGCTGGTTATACAAAATAACTATCCCGCAACTTTAGGTGAGACAATTTATTACATCAATAATGGTACAAAAAAATCAGATGGTGATGTTCAAAAGATAAGTAAACCGACTAAAAAATACCAAGAAGAATTTTTATTAAAATACAATAAACCAGTACCGCCTGATTATATTGAAATTAATTGTTACATGATATCCGAAAAAGAATTGAGTAATAATCCTGATATGACGGGTGACTATAATGTTGCGAGATATCTAACAAATTTCAATAAAAGAATTGAACCTCTTTTGGTGGTGTTTAGTCCTGAAATACGTCACGATATTTTGGTTGAAAAACCTGAAGACAGACAATACTTTACAAGGACTCAATGTGAGTTAGTAAGTGGGTTTCCACTCAAAGAAGATGGTCAAGACAAATACGATGAGGTTATGACCTTATCAGATAGTGAGGTCTTGTTTTGGAATAGAGTGAACAGAGACCCGTTCTATATGTACGTTGAAGACAGTTTAAAATTAGCAGACCCTTATTGGGTTGATTTAAATAGAAAAGTTGTCGCTCTTCAAGCCGAAAGTATTAAAAGTAATGAGGATGAAATAATTCAAACAAATGGAAATGATTTTGCGTACCACGCAACAAACATTTAAATTACGTTGAATGGGGATTGGAATGGTCTGTACTTTAAAGCCTTATTTAGGTTTTCAGCTTCCATTCCTTTTCTTTCCAATAATTTGTCAGGTCTTAATCTTTCTAATCTAGTCATTAACTCCTCAACAAGTTTTAATTTCTCATCTTTTCCTTCTTGTAGTAAAGATGAATAATCAAGTTTTATTGGACTATCAGGAACTTGTAAGTCTCCTGAGAACTTACCCCATATTCTACCTAAACCTTCTTTTGAATATGCGATAAGATATTTTCTAACCCAGTTTTGTGCGGGTTTATTTAACATATCCCATGTTAATTCTTCAGTTTCAACATCTGATGGTAGTTTAACAATACCACTATTCTTATCTAAACAAGTGTCAAGAGATGTGGTATCATAGTACCAATACCAAACTTTTTGTCTGTTATTCTGTATTGAACCAAAATCAAATCGACCGCCAGGTACGTTATATAGGTGAACTATTTTAGTTCCATTTGGTCCTGCGGTAATTCTGTATGTTAAATCTCCACCTATTAATCGGTTTTTGATATTTCTATCACCCATTCTTAACAATAAGTCATAGGCGGGTAACATAAAGTATGAACCCGAAGAACCTTGTTGTGCAAAACCACCGACACCACCGAACGCAACACCACCAAGACCACCAAATCCACCTAAAAATGGGTCAACGATAGAATCGGTTAATTCCGCTCTTGAGAACCACAATAATTCGTTTATTTCTCTACCAGCAGGAATTGTATATGTTTGAGTGTTAGCAGTTAACGAGAAATAATCTTTTTTTAATTCACTATCACCACCTGTTTGAAGACCAACGATTTTAGAATAAGAGTGAGTATATTGTGTTTCGTAATCTAAACTTCTTGTTGTAAAAGCTCTGGTTAAAGATTGGGTATCAACATTTAATCCAGCGAGCGCTGACCACTGTGATTCAATTAACCAATCACTCACATATTGTTCATACTCCGATACCGCTAATTCTAAAAAGGTATCCATTTGTTCCTCCGTAAGTTCAACACCTCTCACCGGTAAACCTAATAAGTGAAAAACTTGAGTGTAAAGTTTTTGTTTTTCAGCATTTGAAATTACAGTTGTTGCCATTATTTTGATTTACCAATAAATATCTGTATATTTGTTTTAATATTCTAAATACTGATGTATTCTACCGGGAATCTAAGAAACATTGAAAACCATATAAAAAGAATTTGTACAATAAAAGGTCCAATAAAAGACCTTTTTATGGATGAATGGCGGGAGGTTTTTCGGGAGTGTTATAGAAATATAAATCAGTATGGATTCTGCGAAAAGAATAGAACTTATGGTGTGCTAACTTCAAAGGGTTCTTGGTCACCAGTAAATCAATTTAATACAAATTACTTTGTTAATATAAAAATTGTTGAAAAATTAAATGAATGGATTTTTCAAGATTATTTTTTAAAAGGGATTAATGAATTTAATGGTGAGCCATTAACTGAAATTGTTTTTGAAAATAATTCACCTTATTATATTGAAAAGGAAATAAAGAATTACTTTAAATGGTTGAGACATTACAAAGACAGAGTGTTTGTTGACCATAGGTTACTTGGCCCAAGTGATTTTCTTTATGAACTTTTTCATGTTGCATCCAAGACAATTGGTTCAGGAACTTATGGTGAACTTTGTATTGAATATCATTTCAAAAAAAATATAAAGACCGCTAAAATATATAGAACCTCTTTAGTTAGAGGTTCGTCAATTGATATGGTTAATGGATGTGATTTGTTTACTGTTAATATTGAAGACAAAACAAAAGTAAAAAAAATACAAAGTAAAGTTGTAAAGTTTCAAGGGGACAGTTTTAAAAACATTATAGATGTAAAAGATTATATAGGTAAGGGTATTGACTTTTTGGTGTTAGTATCATTGAATTACAATTTCAAATTCAATACAGTTAGTCCTGATAAAATGATTTTTCTATATCTAAAGGAAGATACCATAATAAATCAATCGGACGGTTGGTATACATATAATAAAAACAACATATTGATGCAAGAAAAAATTGATGACATGTTTAACTCAAAAATTTTCTTTGAGTTTTTTATGTATTGTTCTAAAAATGAGGTTGAGTTTGTACTTGAAGTTTCTGAGGAAACGAATCTGAATTTTATTAAAGATGAAAATAAAGTTATTGTTAATCTACCTTCAAACAGTGAAGATTTTGATATTCAAAAAATTTACAATGTTTGGGTGGAGATAATTCAAAACATCTCAAAAAAACAAGAAGACATTGACTTTATGATGAATACATTAAAGAATCTCTTTGAGAAGTGATTGAGCAAAACTCTCTGAGAAATCCCCGTCGCCCATAACTTGGTCAATAATATTCTTTTTCTTCTGTAACATATTGTACACTATTTTCTCAATAGTGTTTTCAAATATTGGGTAGTAAACCAATACATTTTTCTTTTGTCCATATCTGAAAGCCCTGTCCTCAGCTTGACTGTGATGAGCGGGTACAAACGATAAGTCATTCATAATTACAACCTCAGCCGCAGTTAAGGTGATACCAACACCACCGGCTACGATATTCGAGATGAATATCTTTACCTTGTCTTCATTTTGAAAACGGTCCACAGATTGTTGTCTTTTTTCTTTAGACATTCTACCATCCAATACTACAGAGTTTTTCTTATACTTCTCGTGTAACGTGTCTAAAGACATGGTAAAGTTTGTGAATACGATTACTTTTTTTCCTTGTTCTAAACATCTATCAATTAGTTCACAGGTATAATTAATTTTTTCCTGTGAAACAATTTGTCTTACTTTCATCAAACGATTTATAGTAATACTCAAAGATTCTTTATTTTTCGCTTCACTTGTAATCCTTAAAAAATCTTCTAATTCTTCATCGTAATATGTACTTTTTAAATCTAAGAAAATTGGGGTAATAATTTTATCTGGTAAATCCAATATATCAGTTTTCATTCTTCTTAAAACAAGATTTTTAGTTCTCATTCTAAGTTCGTCTAAATTAGTCGCACCACCTGTGTTCCAAATTTTCTTTTTGTTTACAGTAAATTGATATCCACCACAGTACCTTCTAACATAACCCTGCCAATTTAATGTGACGTTTGAATTAACTATTCTTAAAAGATTATAATAATTAATTGGTTTTGATGTCATTGGTGTACCTGTAAGTAACCAAACTTTCGGTATGTTTTTTAAAATATCGTTAATTAATTTAGTTCGTTGTGCCGTGGTATTTGAAATGTAATGAGCTTCGTCAACAATCGCTAAATCAAATTTTTCATTAATAATTGAATTGTTATTTTCCTGACCAATTTCGGGTGCTTCTGTTGAATGATAATTTTTTACAATATCATAGTTGATAATGTAATAATCAAAAGTTGACCCCCATTTACGTCCCTCAACAATTAATGTTTTTCTATCTGAGTAGTTCTCAATTTCTCTCTGCCAATTTATTTTTAACGATGCGGGACATATTATCAAAATCTTTTTTGCACCACTTTCTAAAGATGCAATAATTGCAGATGTGGTTTTTCCTAATCCCATATCATCAGCCAAAATGAATTTATCATTGGCTAATAATTTTTCAATTGCAACTTTTTGATGGGGTAATGGTGGTCTTTTATCATATGGAGAATAATCAACCTCCCTATTTAATTTTTTTTCCTCTTGAATGATTGCGGATTTTGGTAACCACATAGAGTAATTTTTTTCAGTTTCAAAAACTTTACCCCATATATGATATGCCATTTCACTTTCACATAACAATTTTTCACACCAAATTTTTTCAGGTGGTTTTGTTAGGTGTTTAGATTCCATAAGTTTTTCACCAAACCCCTCAACAATATTAATATATTTTTTAGCAACACGGGGAACGACCTCGTGGTACTTTAAAACATACTCGGCTTGGGGTCTTGTTAATTGAAAACCTTTTAATTCAATTAATTTTCTTTTCCACTCGATTAATTGGTTGTTAAAACCTTCGTAAGTAGATAAAATTTCCCTTGCCTCTATTTCAGGAACCTTATTATGCATACAATAACTTAAATATACCAAAATAGAATCAATAAATGAACTATTTATAATAAATGAGTAATAAACTACCTATAACAAGATTAAGTAAATTTTTCTCTCAAACTGATTTTGATTTAAATGTTCAGTTAGGGGAAGAATACTTGCATGGTGATTTGGGTATGAAATTAGTTCTATTTAGGGTTGATAGACAGAAGACCGACACGGACGATGTTTACGGAGAGGTTGGTAAGGACCAAATCAAATTCTTACCTCCGACTGAATTTTTTGGTTTAGTTAAAATTGAAGAACCGAAAAACGCTTCATATACAAAAGGTGTAAATAGGTATTTGGAACCTGGTAATATGACTGTTTCTGTCTACATCAAACATTTGGAAGAAATGGATATTGACATCAGATATGGTGATTTTATCGGTTATCATGAATCTGAAGATAAAATTAGATACTACACCGTTGTTAATGATGGTAAAGTAACTTCAGATAATAAACACAATATGTTTGGATTTAGACCTCATTACAGAACAATTACTTGTGCTATTGCTCAAGAATCCGAATTTAGAGGAATTTAATTATGGGATTACCTAAAAGAAAAAATGATATCAAAGTATACGGTGTTAACCAAAACACTGATGGTCCTGCAATAACAGGAAGACGAAAAGAGTTATTAGAAGAAATTATTAAATCTGATACCTTTCTTCCTGATTCAATATTGCACGATGACCTTGACTTGGGTATGTTAGAATTTGTTAAAGAAAATTTTAAAGTAATTTCTGATGGTGAACAAATCCCAATGATTCCTAAAATTTTAACAATTCAAAGATGGTCGGAGTATACTAATAATTGGTCTTTTAGTGATGAAGATGGTAATCTAAAATTACCTTTTATTGCCGTTGTTAGAAAACCCGATGTACAATTGGGTACTAATCCATCCATACAAAGAACCATACCAGATAGAAGAGATTTTTTCTATGCGTCAGTACCTACTTGGGATGGGAATCAAATGGGTGCGGACATTTATAAAATACCACAACCTATAGCGGTAGACATAAGTTTTGACGTAACAATTGTATGTACAAAATTTAGGGACATAAATAAATTCAATCAAAGAGTTTTACAAAAATTCTCATCAAGACAAGCGTATACACGAGTTAAAGGTCATTACATTCCAATTGTAATGGATAGAATTGAGGATAACACACCAATGGATACACTCGATGGTAGAAGATTCTATATTCAAAATTATGGGTTTACCATGTTAGGGTTTTTAATTGATGATGAAGAATTTGAAGTTTCACCAGCAATCAATAGAAGTATCACAATGGTTGAACCTGATTTAAGAACAATATATCCTGTTAAGAGAAAAACCAATAATATCACAATACAAAGTGAATACACTAATGGGTCAATTATTGCAAACTACACCGCAACATCACAATATAAAGTTGATAAGACTGTAGAAATTACTTTTACCGATTCTTTAGTTACAACAGGGACCCCAATTACACAATCTGTAAGATTATTCATTGAGAGAAATCAATTATCGGGAACGACCGAATATACTATTACAGAAAATTACAATCAGTTATCAGGTACAACATCATTTAAAGATGTTAATATCGATACGATAGGGAGGTCAAAATACGAATACACTTTTACAACGGGTTCGACTTTTAACTAATCCCCGTAGATATCCTTTTTTTTAGGACCATCATTTTGTTTTGAAGATTTACAATTTTCATCAATCCATTTATGAATTAGTTTATAAATTTTCAATCCGTTTTTATCACAATACTCTTTTAAAATTTCGTGATGTTTTTCACCTACCTTAATGTTTTTAAAGGGTTTTTCCATAATAAAGATAAATATCGATACTAAAAGATAAATTAGTATCTATAAGTATCATTTTTAAAAAAATCAAGGAAATCTTTCCCAAAAACAAAGATATTTATTGATAAAGAAATAAAATTAATTAACCAAACAAATTAAAAATGGCAAATTCAAATAGAGTATTTGTATCTCCGGGTGTATATACATCTGAAAAAGACTTAACATTCGTAGCACAAAGTGTTGGGGTGAGCACGTTAGGTTTGGTGGGTGAAACCTTAAAAGGTCCCGCTTTTGAACCTGTATTAATAACAAATTTTGACGAATTCAAGTCATATTTTGGGGGAACAAGTCCACTAAAGGACAACAATAACAACCCAAGATATGAATTACCGTACTTCGCAAAATCTTATTTAGAAGAATCTAATCAATTATTTGTTACAAGAATTTTAGGTTTAACAGGTTACAAACCAGTTAAAACATTCGGTATACAAACAATAGGTGGTGTGACTTTAGGTACATTCAGTGGAACAACCACCGGATTAACAATGTCAGCAACAACTACTACAATTACTGCAAGTACAATTTATAGTGAATTATCTAATAAGATATCAGTTGATGGTAACTACATCACCGACTACATTGTTGCGAATTTTAGTGGTAACACTTCTGCAAACCATGGTCAATGGTTTGTTATGGGTGAAGTACCAACATCAGGAACAAGTGGTCAAACGGCATCAATTGAAGAAATTTCACCTTTGACAGGTTTAGATAACGCAAGTAACAACAATAACAAAGAATGGTACAACGTACTTTGTAACACAAGTGGTTCAGAAGTTTATTCTTACTTATTTGTTTACAATAGTGGTACAAGTAGATTCGATGTAACCAAATACACATATAACGGTACATTGAATACTGCATACGATGGACAAATAGTTTTAGCGTTTAGACCAAGAGGTTCTTATAATGGTCAAACATTAAATTTAGAAACAACCACAGACGTTAATTTCCAAATTACAGGAACAGGTATCACCACAAACCCATTAGCTGAGTTTACCGTAGGTGTTACAGGTTCAACAAGTGGTGCTAAGTCATTCACTTGTAGTATGGATACCACATCTTCAAAATATGTAACTAAAGTATTTGGGGTTGATGTTTATGACAAACTAAAAAGTGAAGTTCCAATTTATGTTTATGAATCATATCCAAATTATCTCGTAAGAGCATATGAACAAGGATACATTAGAGGTTTAAGTTTAACTGAAGTATATGAAACAGAAGGTAACAACTTCTTAACCTCATGGGATACACCAATGACACCAACTGTTGTTTCTGAAGTTAGAGGTGGTGAGGTTGATGATTTATTTGATGTTATCACCGTATCTGATGGTGAAAGTGCAAACTTTGAAGTAAAAGTTTCAATCATCAATATAGATGTAAACACTGGTGACTTCGACTTAATTGTTCGTGACTTCAATGATACTGACGACAATATTGTGGTTCTTGAAAAATATTCAAGATGTAATATGAATCCTGACCTACCTGGTTATGTAGCTAAAAAAGTTGGTACATCTGATGGTGAATACGAATTACGTTCAAGATACATTATGTTATCGATGGCGAATGACCACCCGATTGATGCATACCCTGGTGGTTTCAAAGGATTTGTAAACAACACATCATTTGGAACTAAAACTTTAGGTTCAGTAATGTATAAAACAGAATTCTATGACGCTGGTGATACAACAGGATACGAAGCGGACGGAACACCTATTTTATCTTCAGGAGATAAAGTGAGAAAGGTTTACTTTGGTTTATCAAGTCCAGTTAATAAATCAACATACGATAGGGATTTATTTAAATTCAAAGGAACAGGAGCTGCGGGAACAACTAAAGGTTTCCACTTATCAACAAACGCATCTACTATCACAGGTACTACCTTCTTAACTACATCATATGATTTAGAAGGTCAAACAGGTGGAGCAAACAACGTTTTAACAAACATCAACTACCGTAAATTCACATTCGCCGCAGGTGGTGGATTTGATGGATGGGATATCTACAGAAACGTAAGAACTTACGGTGATGGTTATATCTTTGGTAAAACTACCTACACAAGTGGTAATACCACAAACGGAGGGGTGTTTAGTACGGTATCAGGAAACTCTGACTACTACGCTTATACTCGAGGTATTGACACTTTTGCAAACCCTGAGGCGGTTGACATCAATATATTCTCAACACCGGGTATTAACTTCTACGACCATAGTTCTTTAACATCATACGCAATTGATATGATTGAAGAAGACAGAGCGGATTCACTTTATGTGATATCACCACCAAACTATGGTACTTCTGACGAAATTATAGACGCATTGGACGGAGTTGCGATTGATAGTAACTATTCAGCAACATACTGGCCTTGGATTCAAGTTAGAGACGTGGATAACGCAGTACAACTATATCTTCCACCAACAGGTGAAGTATTAAGAAATATTGCATTAACAGATAACGTATCCTTCCCTTGGTTCGCAGTAGCGGGTTACTCAAGAGGTTTGGTTAACTCTATCAAAGCTTTCAAGAAATTAACTTTGGATGAAAGAGATGACCTATACAAAGCTCGAATTAACCCTATCGCAACATTCGCAGATACAGGAACAATAATTTGGGGTAATAAAACTCTTCAAGTTCGTGAATCAGCATTGGATAGAATTAACGTAAGAAGATTGTTGTTGAGAGCAAGAAAATTGATTTCAGCGGTGGCAGTTAGATTACTATTTGAACAAAACGATGAACAAGTTCGTAATGAGTTCTTGAGATTGGTAAACCCAATATTAGACGCAATCAAGAGAGAAAGAGGTTTATATGAATTCCGTGTAACGGTTTCAAACGACCCTGAGGACATTGACGCTAATACTTTGAGAGGTAAAATTTATATTAAACCAACAAGAGCTCTTGAATTCATTGATGTTGAGTTCATAATCACACCAACAGGAGCATCATTTGACAATATCTAATAAAAAGGGGAGGGGAAACCCTCCCTATTTTATGTTCCACGTGGAACATAATAATTAGATGTTCCATAAGGAAATACTAAAAATATAAAAAAAATAAAATTATAAATTACCCAGTATATGCACCAGTATTCTAGTTCTAGTTTATTTGCTTCTAGTTATTCTAGTTTATTTAATCTAGTTCTATATTTACTAGCATCTAGTACTAGTATGGAAAAAATACGAAATTATTTTGACATAATCAAGGGATGAACAAGATTTTTTTTGTTTTTTCAGATACAGGATATTTATAAGAAAGATTAACAATAAAAAAAATAAAAAACAAATATTGACATGGCAGATTTATTAATGAAAATGCCGGTTCCTTACGAACCGAAGAGAGTTAACCGATTCATATTAAGATTCCCCTCATCATTGGGTATCAACGAATGGTATGTAACCTCAAGTGCTAGACCAAGTGCAAAAATTAATTCAGTTGCGATTCCGTTTATCAACACATCAACATATGTTGCTGGTAGATTTGAATGGAACGAAATAAGAGTAACCTTCAAAGACCCAATTGGACCTTCAGCCGCTCAGGCATTAATGGAGTGGTTCCGTTTACACGCAGAATCAGTTACAGGTCGTATGGGTTATGCCGCTGGTTATAAAAAAGACATTGAATTAGAAATGTTAGACCCAACGGGGGTTGTGGTTGAAAAATGGATACTTCAAGGTACTTTTATCACCGACTTAAACTTTAATGAACTAGACTATTCAAGAGATGATATTGCATCTATCACTTGTTCATTGAGAATGGATAGATGTATATTAGTTTACTAATCAAATAATAAAAAATCTGTCAATAAAAGGTCTCTCAAAAGGAGACCTTTACTTTTTTTATAAGTTTTTGTAAATTATAATAGTTATAAAATAAAAAAATATGGATGAATTTAGAGTAGACCCAACAATTGCGTATGATGTTGTTGAATTACCTTCAAGAGGTATACACTATCAAAATAAAAAGAAATCATTAAAGGTTGCATATCTAACAGCAGCGGATGAGAATATTTTATCAGCTCAGAATTTAATTGCCACCAATGGAGTGATTGAGGAACTATTAAAAAGAAAAGTTTTAGATAGGGACATTCAAGTTGAAGATATTGTAGAGGAAGATAGACAAGCGATATTAATTTTCCTAAGAAATACCGCTTTTGGTCCTGAATATAAATTATATCTACAAGACCCAAAAACAGAAAAGGAATACACAGCAAGTGTTGATATGAGTGAATTAAAATTTAAAGATTTTAATTTAGAATCGGATACAAATGGTGAATACCCATATTTTATGGAAAAATCTAAAGTTCATATTACTTTCAAGTTTTTAACACCAAAACAAGAAAAAGATTTAGAGGATTTAAAACGAAGTTGGAATGGACAAGGTGTTGCACCTATTGTCACTAAACAATTAGAAATGATGATTAAATCTGTTGAGGGTAATAGAGATATGATGAACATTCACAACTTTGTAGAAAGACTCCCAATCAAAGATTCACAAGATTTCAAAAAATTTGTTAAAGAAAATAAACCAGGATTAGATTTAGTAAAAAAAGTAAAAACCCCGTCAGGAGAAGATGTCGATGTTGAAATCGGCTTCGGGGTGGAGTTTTTTCGTCCTTTCTATGGATTATAAGAAAGGTCAATTAGATGAAATTTTATTTTTAATCAAAAAAGGTTTTAGTTATGGTGATATTTTGACGATGCCAATTTTTATACGTAGATATTATGTGGAATATATTCTTGAATTGGAAAATAGTCCTAAATAGTATTTATAGAATATAAAGTACCTCAAAAATGGCAAGAAAAAAAGATGATTTCTTAAGATTAGCAAAACAATCAAACGGGGATGTAAATACGTATTCCAGATTATGTGGTACTTTAGACCCGAGTGAATCACAAGCTCAATTACAAGCTTGGAACGAATATGTTTCCACACTAAATACTAACACTAATACCGGTACTACCGCTAAAGTCTCATCCACTACACAATCAACAGTTACAGGATTACTCGGCGCCCAAGATATTAGTAGGTCAGGTGCTGGATATCAGATGTCATCATTGGAAAGTGGTCAAGATACAATATTTCAATTAAGTTCAATTTCTAAGGGCTTATTTGACGTAATGAATCAATCAAAAAATGTTGGTGATGTGGTTATGAATTTAGCCGGTGCTGGTATATCAGAAGTAATGACAGGTGTCCAACAGATATTAACACAAGAAGTTAATTTACGAAATAAAATTAATTCACAACTTGGTTTAACGGGTGAATTATCAAGGGAAGCTCGAAATAACATCATCGAAACCTTACCAGCGGCAACCGCTATGGCGTTTGGTTTTGAGGATGTTAGTAATTACGCCGTTTCATTAGTACAAAATACAGGTAAAATGACCACATTTGGTGCCGATGTTTTACAGGAATCCCAAAAAACAGCGAGAGCTTTTTATGGTGATTTGGATAAGTTAGCAGGTGCTATTGATGGATTTGAAAAAGTCGGTATTGGAGCGAAGGATGCAATTAAAGAAATTGATAAAGCGGGTAAAAGTTCATTAGCTTTAGGTTTAAACGCTAGAAAAGTTGTATCTGAGTTAGACCAAAATATGGGTAAATTAAATTCATATGGATTTAAAAATGGTGTGGAAGGTTTAACAAGAATGGTTCAAAAATCTATTGAGTTTAACTTGAATATGTCAACAGTATTAAAACTTGCTGATGACGCCATGGACCCCGATAAAGCGATTGCATTGTCCGCTGAATTACAAGCGATAGGTGGTGCAATTGGAGATTTTAATGACCCACTTAAATTGATGTATATGGCAACAAATGATGCCGGCGGATTACAAGACGCGTTAATTGGTGTTGCGGGTTCATTAACAACATATAATAGTGAGTTAGGGAAATTTGAAATATCGGGTGCTAATTTAAGAAAAGCCAAAGCGTTGGCCAGTGAACTTGGTATGAACTATGAAGAATTAGCCAATACCGCAATAAAGGCATCAGAAAGGTCTTCAGCAGCTACCGCTCTTCTATCATCAGGTTTACAAATCGACGAAAAAGAAAAAGAGTTCCTTACCAACATTTCTAAAATGGAAGGTGGACAAATGGTAATTGACGTACCAAAATCTTTGGCAAAAGAGTTAGGTTTAGAGGATACAAAAGTTGCACTTGATGAATTGAGTCCCGCTATAGCTAAAGGATTAATAGAAAATCAACAGGCGTTTGAAAAAATGAGTGTTGAGGATATTGCAAGAGACCAGTATACAACCACACAAAATATACAAAAAGATGTTAGTGCATTATTGACTTTAGCAAAGGTTAGAGTTGCTGGTGGACTAAGAGAGCCATTATCTCAAGTTGATAAATATTTAGAAGAAAAACTTGGAGGTAATTTAAAAAAGACAACAACAGCCGAACTACAAGGAAAAGAAGAACTTGGTGCGTTTTGGAAAGAGGTTGGTAAAAATGCACAAGGACCTATGGTTAAATCATTTGAAGAACTACAAAAAAGTGGAATGGTTAGTCAAGATGCATTAAAGGGTGTAAAAAGTATTGGGTCAGGTGAACAACAAGTTACCACAAAAAACATTAACCTAAATATTAAATCAAACGATGCGGTCGTTGACGCAACAACACGTGCAATAGTTAATAACCCATCAATTGCTAATGATATTGCAAATACTGTTTTACCGAGTGAACTTGATTACACCTCAACTACATTACCAACAAAATTCTATTAAAAATAAAAAGTTTCTATTTATAATATAAATGCCAACATATTTAGATTTTAACAGTACGAAAACTTTTAGAGATTTTTTAATATCAAAAACTCTAAATAGACCCAATGGACCACAGACGTTCACTGATGCAAATTATGCTGTTCAAAACCTAAATAATTTTGCAAACGTTGACCCGGGTGATGTTAAAACGAACTGGGCGGTTTACTTCGGTCAAAATTTTATCAATTTATATTTACCACCAAACAGTACGATTGAAGAATACACTGATACGTCACTACCAAATTTAGCGTTGTTAAATGGTGGTATTTTATATGACGGATATTTTAATTCATTTGAACCACAGACAACTAATTTAGTTAGTATTATGGGAGGTCAAAACTTCGATAATGATTCGAGGTTAATGAAATTCGCAACAACTAATATTAGAGAGAATAAACAAGGACCGGTATTTGCTAGATTACAACAAAATCTCGAATCCGCTACATTAGGTAGAGTTAGAGCTCTTGATGCTTTAGGTGGTAATCTTGCCACCGCAATAAATATTGTAACAGGTAGAGAACCTTTAGTTGAAAAAAATTACAAAATTACCGTCGCTAAAAGTTTATTAGGAAAGGGTGTTGATTTTATTCAAACAGTTGCGGGTATTGAATCACCTTTTAGTGAGATACCGGGTGATTATTTAAGTGACCCTAAAAACCCAATTATTAATAGACCATCACCTAAAACTGAAGCCGGTGCGATATTACAAGATGTTACAGGTGTTTTAGGTAGTTTAGTCGGAATACAAAGAAGACCAAAATTAGGAAGAAAACCTTCTGATTTAATGATTGAATATATGGGTGAAGGTCAAAAACAAATTTTATTTGACCAATTAACCTATTCAACATATGCACCAAACTATACAACAGTTGCAAGGTCTCAACAGTCATCCAAAATCTTCAACTTTGTAAATAGTGTTGCGGGTGGAATCAAAAACGTTTTAGGTTTAGAAGCACCAAAAGGTGTTGCATATATTGGAGACGATAGAAGTGAAGACGTAAAATATACCATGTCTGACTTTAACGACAACATGGTTAAGAGTAGTTATTTCTTGAGTCTAATGTTTGACCCCGCACAGGCCACTTTATTTGAAAGACAAAGAAATATATCTCAAGGTGGACCAATAAGTGGAAAGTTAACTTGGATTAGTAAAAATTCACAAAACAAAATTGGATTATGGAACCAAGAGTTTCAATCAAGAGAAAGTGATGCATACAATAGTTCAATTTCAACAAAATATGGATTTAGAGAAGATTCAATTTTAGGTAAAACCCAAGAAATATTGGATTCAATGCCTAAGGATGGTCAAGCAACCAGAACTCACGTGGGTAATGTTATTGACCAAACAAGTAGAATTTTCAAAGAGGGTGAATCAATGTTATCAAGAGGTTCAGCGATTAAATTTGTCGATAAATACAAACAAGAAACGGGTGCTGAATATTGTCGTGTTTGGACAAAAGATAGGTCATATATGAATTATTCTGACACCATGAAAAGAACTGCTAACATCAGAAAATTTGATGATAGTATATTAGGTGGTGACAGTAGACCTTGGAACATCAATATTGCTCCGATGTCAAGTGGAAACTATGATGCAAAAAATAGTTTCAAAAATTCATTCGGTGCTAAAAACTCAACAAACATATTTGAATCACCAACGGGTGACGGATTTTACGCTAAAAAATATATGTTCTCAATTGAAAACTTAGCTTGGAGAACATCAAACACACCTGGTTTTACATACAATGATTTACCATTCTGTGAAAGAGGCCCTAATGGTGGTAGAGTTATGTGGTTCCCACCATATGATTTAAAAGTTAGTGAAAACAACCAAGCCAGATGGCAAGACAATACTTTCTTAGGTAGACCCGAACCGATATACACATATCAGGATACATCAAGAAGTGGACAACTTTCATTTAAAGTGGTTGTCGACCACCCAAGTATTTTAAACCTATTAGTTAGAGAATACTTCAAAGGAATGTCAGATGAAGAATCTGAAAACTACATTAATGCATTTTTTGCGGGATGTGAAGAATTAGATTTCTATTCATTAATTAGAAGATATGCACAATTAGATACAAACGACATTAAGTTGATTCAATCGTTTTTAAATAAAGGACAAAATCCTGAGATTATAAAACAATATAAAGTTACCACAGAGTATCCTGTAGAATCAACACCAACAAATACAACACCTCAAGGTAATGACGCCGATTCAAAACCTGTTGATGAGGTTGTAATTAAATTAAAATACGAAAACGATAGACCGGGGCCAAGTTTAGACCTTGATACGACCAAAAACTACACAGAACTTTACAACACATATAAAGTTAGAAAACAAGATTATATTACAAAATTGGGTTCTGCTTTAAATACTTTAACAGGTTTAACACAAACGGACCCACAAGTAAAGAAAGAAAAATCATTTATTTTTGGTGATGAAAACAAAGCCGTAACTCAAGATGATATTAACTTCCAAGTTACGAAAATTGGTCAATATTTTGACGACGCTCAGACTTCATTCAACACATATGAAACTACACTAAATAATTTAATTACAGATATTTCGGGTAAAACCGCTGACACTATTAAATTTCAGATTCTATCTTCTTGTTCCTCAGTTGCTACAACTGATTACAATGAAAGATTGGCGTTAAGAAGAAGTCACTCAGTTATCCAAGATATTTTTGATAGATTGACCGCTAGTGGTGGAAAAAAAGAATGGCAAATTAAATGGCCAACTAGTTTAAATTTAGTAAATAAAAATAATTCCGAAAATGATAAGGAAGTTATACAAAGGGGACAACCTATCGTAGTTGTTAAAGAATACAGCACCAAAGATTTTGGTTTTGAACATGACACTAAAATAGTCATTGAATCAGTAAACTATGGTGAATCATTAACAGGACCTAATCCCGATGTTGATTGTTTAAATAAAGATTTTGTTAAAGTACCCGATTTAAAAGTGTACTCACCAATTGCTTTTTATTGTAGACAAACCGCGTTTTCCTTGAAGTACAATAAAAAGTCGGAAAAACCAAAACCAATTACACCACCACCACCTCAACCTGTTACAAAAATTGAAGAAAACGGTGAAGTTGTTGTTAACCCACCAACACGTAGACCGGCCATTGACCCTTTAAAAAGAATTATTGCAAAAACATTATCAGAATGTTTTTACTTTAAAAAGTTGGAAGAAACCGACCCAATAGTTTTTTCATCTTTAAAAGAAAAATTAAAATATTTTCACCCTGGTTTCCACTCAACAACACCTGAAGGATTGAACGCTCGATTAACCTTCTTACAACAATGTATTAGACCGGGTGACACTATTCCAATAAAAGGAATATCTGAAGATTCAGACGTTAGAGCTCGAAACACATCATTTGGACCACCTCCTGTTTGTGTATTGAGAGTTGGGGACTTTTATCACTCAAAAATTGTCATAAGAGATGTTAACATTTCTTTCGATGATGGTGGTCAAATATTATGGGATTTAAATCCTGAAGGAATTGGTGTACAACCTATGATTGCATCTGTATCGTTATCAATAAACTTTATTGGTGGTCAAGGTTTGTCAAAACCAGTAGAAAGACTGCAAAATGCACTTTCATCTAATTTCTTTGCTAACACTGAAATGTACGATGAAAGGTCTATTGCAACAAACGAAACTATTGGTGGTAAAAAGGCCGAAGAATTTACGAGAGAATTTTTAGAAGACTTGAATAAAACCTACAATAATTCGATAAATAAAAATTCACAAACTCAGAATACCAATAATGTTAAGAATGGGGTTTACATGGGTGAGTTAGAAAACGGAAACACAATGAATTATACAAAATTAATTGATTCTGTTTTTAAATCAACCGAGGATTATTTTACCAAATTTACAACCACATACAATAAAGTTTACACCAAATATGGTAAAGACATAACCACCATGTTATTAAAAGGTGATTACAGACCTATAAACAAGTACGATGTGTATACATCGACATCACCCACACCAGGTAAAACATTGACACTGTTTGGACTACACAAAAAGACACAAGAATTAAACGTCTATACTGCCGGTCTAAAAACAGCTTTAGCGACATTCGTAAATAACTCTTCTTCAACGTACTTAGTAGATATGTTGTCATTTAATAAAGAAATGACAGGCTCACTTCTTACGGACACAAATGAAAAAATATTAAAAAAATTCATTACTGAAAAAATTATAGAAAACAAAATAAATGAATTAACAGATTCTACCGCTCTTTTATCAGATTTAGAAAAGTCAAGAAATCAATTAATTACATCTTTAGATAAAGTAAACTTCGTAATTAAAAATGGTAAGGACTCAACAGTTTCAGATGGTGTTGTTAAATCCGTAACTATGAGTGGTTTTACGTCTGATTTATTATATAATGAGTATGAGACATGTATTAGTTATATTGATACAAACACATCAAAATTATTTGAGGGTTTATCAACAAACATTACCTTCTTAAATCCAACTATACAATCTGCAGATTTTGACTTTTTAATGAAAGAATTATTATCAGATAGTGTAGATAGTTTAATGTCTGAATTTAAAGATACTACGTTATATTCAAACGGATTAAAGAACCAATTAAAAAAGAGATTAGAAAAATTTGTTGAAAAACCAAAAGAAAAGAATTTTAAATTATCAAAATTCAAAAGTAGAAAAAGTGGTAAAGACATAAAATTTGGTATCGCATCCACAGTGGATGAAACAAACTCAACCATAATTAGTGAAGCAAATCAAACATTTTCAACATCAAATAGTGTTGATGATAAATTAAATTTTTATAGAGCAGAATAACAAATGAGTAGACAATATTTTGATAGATATCAGTTTTTTGTGGAAGATGGTAAATTTAGAATTGTACCCGGAATTGAGATACCAATAAAACCATCTGATAGATATATGTTCTATAAAAGAGGTAAAGATAGATTAGATAAACTATCTCAAGATTATTATGGTTCACCAGTTTTTGGTTGGTTAATATTACAAGCCAACCCAACAGCGGGAAGTGTTGAATTTGAAATACCCGATAATTTTGTTATTAGGATTCCATTTCCATTAGTAACGTCTTTACAAGATTATAAAAGAAGTGTAGAATTGTATAACCTATATTATGGCGAGCAATAATGATTACCCAAATAATGAGAACATACTTGTAAAAGTTGACCAAAACAATTTAATTTATGTTGACCCAAATAGTGTTGTTGATTCAAATGGAGAAGTACAACCAAGAGGACATAAACAGGAAAACTTAGTAATGTATGTTAACTTGGAAGCTGATTTGATTCCGAGGACAACTCTTATTGCCGATGATAACGTTGGAAACACATTAACACAAATTGCAAAAGGAAATTTAAATTTCTTAAGAAACGCCAGTGGTGATGGAAACTTTGACGCCACTTGGACCGATGCGTTTGTACCCAAACCAATACAGGGTCAAGAATCAACCTACAAAGATGGTTATGACGTAACGTTTGGTGAAGACCAATTTAAAGACCCAACAGGTCAATCATTCGGTATTGATTCAATAACAATTGACGTTAAAGGTGCGAACTTTGTTCCCCAAGTTTCAATCAATTTTGTTGATGTTAGGGGAAAGACACTTTTCGAATCTTCAGAAAATTCACCGTATCGTGCTTTTTTCCACTTGCCATGGCCGAGATTTTATTTAACAGTAAAAGGTTATTTTGGTAAAGCAATCAGATATAGATTGCACATGACTGAT